ATTCGCGACCGCCGCAATCTGCTCGGGCTGCCCGCCTATGCCCCGAGACCGAAATGGACACGGCGGGATTATCTGCTGGCCGGCGCGGCTGGGCTGATGGAGAATGAGGCATGGGCTTGATGGCGTTTCTATATCCTGGGGCAGAGCGACGTAGGGCGATAGCGCTTCTCGACGCGATGCGGGCGGAAATGGACCTCATCCATGAGGCAGAAAAGCCAATTATGGCTCTCGCGCGTGAAGTTGCTGACCTGGCCAAGCCGGAAGAGATGAAGGGTAAACGACTGACGAAGGTCTTTGTCCCTCGCGCTCGGCTGGACGAACTCGACCGTGCGCACGAACAGGTCAGCGCCCTCCGGAAACAGCCTTTGCTTGGCCCATCTGTCGGGGGCCGGCTATTCGGCATGGAGATTGTTGAAGGGCCAGAACTTCGCGTCGAATAGGCGAAAACCCTTGACTTTCTAATTCCCTCTTACCCGCTATAGGGAGCCGTAGCTCACAACGGTAGAGCATCGGCCGATTACTACTTTAGCTGCAAATAGCAAACGTGGCTCAAAGCCGGGCGAACGTCGAGGCGGACGGCGGAAAGGCACGCCCAACAAGGCGACCGCCGATGTGATGGCGCTTGCCCAAGTCTACACGAAAGAGGCTCTCGACACGCTGGCCAAGATCATGCGCAAGAGCGAGTCGGATGCGGCTCGCGTGGCATCGATCAAAGAGTTGCTCGAGCGCGGGCACGGCAAGGCGCCGCAGCCGCAGACCGGTGAAGACGGCAAGGGACCAATCCAGCACGTCCACCGCATCGAGCTGGTGGATCTCACCTGATGCCCTTCGACGGCACCGCTCAAGTTGCGCTCCCCCCGAAGCTGAAGAGCTTGTTCATCGGGCCGGCGGACGTGCGCGGAGCATATGGCGGTCGCGGCTCGGCCAAGACTCGCACATTCGCGAAGATGACAGCCGTGCGCGGCTACATGTTCGGGCAGTCGGGACAGAGCGGCATTATCCTCTGTGGCCGCCAGTTCATGAACTCTCTTGCCGATTCGTCCTTGGAGGAGATTAAGCGCGCGATCGAAGAGGAGCCGTTTTTGGCGGCATACTACGAGGTCGGCGAGAAATTCATCAAGAGCCGAGACGGCCGGATTGAATATGCATTCGTCGGCCTGGACCGCAGCATCGAGAGCATCAAATCAAAGGGACGCATTCTCATACTTTGGGTGGATGAAGCCGAGCCGGTGACAGCCAGCGCCTGGTCTATTGCGATCCCGACGTTGCGCGAGGAAGGGACCGATTGGAACGCCGAGCTGTGGGTGACGTGGAACCGCAAGCGCAAGAATGCCGCCGTTGAGGGTCGGTTCGCGGCCGTTACTGACGATCCTCTGATCCGCATCGTCGAGATGAACTGGCGGGACAACCCGAAGTTCCCAGCCAAGATGGAGCGCGAACGGCAGCGCGACCTGAGGGATCGCCCCGATCAGTACGATCACATCTGGGAAGGCGCTTTTGTCTCGGTGATTGAGGGCGCCTACTACGCGGCATCGCTCACGAAGGCCCGCGCGGAAGGCCGCATCGGCCGGGTAGTGGCCGATCCCAACATGGTTATCCGGCTGTTCTGCGATATTGGTGGGACAGGGCAGCGAGCGGATGCCTTCTCGATTTGGGCAGCGCAGTTCGTGGGTCGGGAAATCCGTGTGCTGAACAACTATGCGGCTGTCGGTCAGCCGTTGTCAGCTCATCTCGCATGGTGTCGGGAGCAGGGTTATACGCCCGGCAATTCGCAGTTCTGGCTGCCACACGACGGCGACAGTCACGACAAGGTGTTTGATGTGAGCGTCGCGTCCGGGATGCGCGATGCGGGTTACGAAGTGACCGTGGTTCCCAACCAAGGCAAGGGCGCTGCGATGATGCGTGTTGAAGCCGCTCGTCGCCGTTTTCCAATGATCTGGATCAACGAAGCGACCACGCAAGGCGGCCTGGAGGCGCTCGGCTGGTATCACGAGCGCAAGGACGAGGAACGGGGCATCGGCCTTGGCCCTGAGCACGACTGGGCTAGCGATGACGCCGACAGTTTCGGCTTGATGTGCGTCGTCTACGAGGAGCCGGAAGTGAAGGCCGAGCCGAAGAAGAAGCGCCGCGCCGGTGGCTGGATGGGAACCTAATGGCCGTTCAATCCACAGACGAGCGCAACTCGGGCGGCGATGACAACGACCTGCACGCCAAGGCGCTCCGCCGTGCCGATCAGATCTACCGCGCCGAATGGGATAACCTCAGCAAGGGCCGCGAAGCCCAGCGCTTCTATGCCGGTGAGCAGTGGCCCGATGCCGACAAGCTGGCCCGCGAGCGCGAGAATCGCCCCATCATCGTGGTCAATCGGCAGAAGGCGTTCGTCCGGCAGGTCACTGGCGACGTGCGCAAGGATACGCCAGTCCCGAAATTCATGCCGGCCAAGGACGGCGCGTCGCAGGACGTGGCCGACATCTACAACGGCCTGTATCGCAACATCGATCAGCAGAGCAATGCCAAAGCTGCCTATGTGAAGGCGGTCGAGAACGCGTGCCAGGCATCGATTGGCTGGATGAGGGTCAAGACCGAGTACAGCAGCGACGACTCGTTCGATCAGGATATCCGCATCCGCCGGATCATCGATCCGTTTGCCGTGCTGGCCGATGAAGCGGCGCAAGAGCCGGATAAGTCGGACATGCGGGATGCCTTCGTGCTCGATGACATGCCGATCGACGTATTCAAGGCGACCTACCCTAAGGCGACGGCGGATGCATTCCCCTCGTCATCGGGCGGCGGCATGACATGGAGCGCCGAGGACACGATCCGCGTAGCCGAATACTGGTACCGCAAGCCGGTCAAGAAGACGCTCTATATGATGCCGAACGGCTCGGTCGTCGACGAGGTGAAAGGCCCTGAAAAGCCGATCAATACCCGTGAAGTCGAGACCACTGAAATCTGGCAGTGCATCATGTCGGGCAAGGAGATCATCCGTAAGCCTGAGCTATGGCCCGGCAAGTACATCCCGCTCGTGCCGGTGGTGGGCGAGGAGGTCCGGCTGGACGGCCGCACGGTGCGCTCCGGCATGGTGCACGACACCATCGGGCCGCAACAGGTGCTCAACTATGCGGTGACGGCGCAGACCGAGGCGGCGGGCAAGGCGCCAAAGGCGCCAATCGCGGTCACGAAAACGCAGATCAAGGGCTATGAGGATGACTGGGCGGATGCCGGCTCGAGCAACGCCGCGTACCTGAAGTTCAATTCCGATCCCAACGCGCCCGGCCCGCCACAGCGGATACAGCCGGTCACGACGCAGCCGGGCCTCACCGAGCTGGTGGTCCAGGCCTCGCAGCACCTTAAGGACATCACGGGCATTCAGGACGCCTCCTTGGGTGCGCGCAGCAACGAAACCTCAGGCCGGGCGATCATGGCCCGCCAGCGCGAGGGCGATACGGGCACGTTCCTCTACATCGACAATCTGGCCACGGCGCTCCGGCAGATTGGCATGATCCTGATCGACCTGTTTCCCAAGATCTACGACGCGCCGCGCATCGTCCGCATCCTCAAGGAAGACGGCACGCACGAAATGGTGCAGGTAAATCAGGAATTCGACACCGGCAAGAAGGACGAGTTTGGCGAGGCGATCGTCAAGATGCATGACCTGAGCGTCGGCGAGTACGACGTGACGGTCGCGACTGGCCCGAGCTTCGCGACCAAGCGGCAGGAAGCGTCGCAGAGCATGACGGAACTCGTCCGTTCGGCGCCGCAGCTGATGCAGATCGCCGGCGACATCATCGTCAAGAACATGGACTTCCCCGGAGCCGATGAGGTGGCGAAACGCCTGGAGCGCACCATCCCGCCGCAGATCAAGGAAGACATACCGCAACAGCCGCCGCAGCCTAGCCCTCAGGAACTCGCCGACGCCCGCGAGAGCATGGCCAGCGCGAACCTCAAGGACGCACAGGCGGCCAAGACGCTGCTGGAGGCCGACATGGTGGCCGCACAGCTCGGCAGCATGGGTGCGCAGATACAGCAGCTCACGCAGGCCGTGATGGCGATCACGCAGGGCGGCGGCGCGCCTCAGCCGGGGCAGGCACCAGGCGCACCCATGGCTGCACCAACGCCGGACAACCAAGCGCCTGGACCCGGGCCAATGCCGCCTGTGCCGCCTCCCGCTCCGATGGACGGCGGCGAGATGGCCGAACTCGAACCAATAGGAGCGCCCGCGTGAACAGCATGGCTAATTACGTGAGGCAGATGATGGCATGGCCGCGCCCCAGCTTGAGCGAAGAAGAAATCCGAGCCGATGAGCGGCGTAAATGCTGGGAAGAAATCAATGCTTGGATCGTTCACGGTCCGCTTCCTGGTGATGGTTGGGATCCATCGGCGCAGCGCAACGGGTTGATCATGGCCACAAATATCTTGCTGCAGTCGCCCTCTAAGCCGGAGTCTGTATGAGCGAAGTTGACAACGCGGCACAACCTGCCGCATCATCTGAAACAGCCGCGCCGCCATTGGCGAGCGATCCGCAGGGTTCGGCACCTGCCTCGGTGGACCCCACCGCGACCGGACAGGAAGAGCCCAAGGGCGAACAGCCCGACAAGCAATCCCGCCGCGAGTCGAGAGCGTTCGCAGCCCAACGACGCGAAAACCGGGAGTTGCACCGGACGCTGGGACGCATGGACGCCGAACTGGCCGCCCTCCGGGCAGCGCAGCAAGGCAACCAGACCGGCGACGATCAGCAGCCCCCACGGCAGGAAAGGTCTCCCGCGCATACCGCAGCAGCCCAAGCCTTCGTAGAGCACCGCGACACGATCATGGATCGCGTCGAGGAAGCGGGCGAAGGGATCGAAGGTTTCGACAAGGTCATGGAGACGATCCAGGCCGACAGCTTTCCGGGCACACGCGTGATGCTTGATTTTCTCGGCGATGCCGACAAGCCGGCCGAACTGGCCAAATGGCTTGCCGACAACAAAGACGAAGCGCGGAAGATCAGCCGTATGAGCGACGCGGTGGCTGTCAGAGCCCTGGAGCGTGCGGAGGCCAAGCTATCGGCCAGCAAGCCCGCTCCTCGTGTCACGAAGGCGCCCGCTCCCCTCTCCACGGTGGGGGGCAGCTCCCGAGCGTCGATCGATCCACGCACAGGCCCGAACAGCGGCAGCATGGACGATTACGCGAAGTGGAGACGCGGCGCCTAGCCTCGAAAGGCGACGGCTAAATGAGCAACGCTATTCTTACCAGCGACATCATCCTCAAGGAGATGTTGTTCCTGCTGGAAAACGAGCTGGTCATGCTGGGGCTGGCCAACCGCGACTATGAGTCTGAGTTCGGCGGCCCGCAGAAGCCCGGAGCAACGATCCGCATCGCGCGGCCGATCAAGGGCCAGGTCCGCACCGGCAAGACGCAGCAGGTGCAGGACACCGAAGAGGGCAACACCGCCATGACGGTGGCGACCTTGGTTGGTGCCGATCTCGACATGGACAATGTCGACATGACCCTGAGCATCAAGAACTTCGGCGAGCGCTATCTGCACCCGCAGATGATCGTTCTGGCAAACACCATCGACGTGATGGCGCACACCGAGCTGTATCGCAACTGCCCGAACTGGGTGGGAACGCCGGGGCAGCTGATCAACAGCTACGCCGATTATGCGCTTGGCCCGCAGCGCCTCGACGAACTGTCCGTGCCGCGGTCGAAGGACTGGGCGGGTGTTCTGTCGCCGGCGGATTACTGGGGCACGGTCGGCAGCATCACGGCCTTGTCGGCGGATGCACCGGTGCGCAGCGCCCTGCAGAAGTCGAACCTTGGCCGCTTTGCCAATACCGACACCTACATGACGCAGAACGTGAAGAGCCACACGGTCGGCAACAAGTCGGGGTCGGAACAGGTCAACGGCGCGAACCAGAATGTGACCTACGCCACGGCGAAGAGCACGACCTACCTATCGCAGACGTTTCTCGTGAAGGGCATGACCAACACCACCGGTACCATGGTGGCGGGTGACGTGTTCACGATCGACAACGTCTATGCGGTCAACGCGGTGACCGGCGATCAGCTCGACTTCCTCCGTCAGTTCGTGGTCATCACGGGCGCGACGGCGAGCGGCGGCGGCACTGCCTCAATCACGATCAGCCCGGCGATCATCACGTCCGGCCCGTACAAGACGTGCTCGGCTGTCCCGGCCGATTCGGCGAACATCACGATCAAGGGCACGGCCAACACCGCGTACCGGCAGAATCTCGTGTTCCACCCGGACGCGATCACCATCGCAATGCCGCCGCTGGTCAAGCCGCCCGGCGCCGTGAAGGTCTCCAGCCAGACCTACAAGGGCATCTCGGCGCGCCTGATCGAGGGCTACGACATCGTCAACAACGACTCGCTGTGGCGGTTCGATGTGCTGGTGGGAATGCTCGCGCAACAGCCGCACCTGGCCACGCGCCTTAGCGGCACCTGAGGAGGATTGAACCATGGCAACCATGACCAAGCAGCTCTCGGACGCACGGTCCGATGGCACCACCCTCGGGCAGAGCGCGACCGACAAGATCAGCTTCTACGGCGTCACCCCGATCGTTCAGCGGGCCGGCGCCGTCCAGGCTACGTCCCTCTTGTCGGCCTCTTCCTACGTCACGATCGGCTCGAATACGACAGCGATCATCATGGAAATCGCCAACACCTTCATCGCCTACGGGCTGTGGAAGGGCGCCGCCTGACCATGAAGGTCGTTCTGTGCACGCCGACGCTGACCAAGCCGCATCCGGCAAACGTGGATGCGGGTTTGGCGTCGGTTGCTGCACTGGACGCAGCCGGTTTCGAGCATTCGACGGTGTTCGAAATCGGCTGTCCCTACATCTCCGCAGCGCGGGCCAACATGCTGCGCAAGGCGCTCGACGCCAAGGCCGATGTGGTCGTGTTCATCGACCACGATCTGTCATGGCGGCCACAGGATCTCGTCACCCTGATCAATACCACGGGCGATGTTGTGGCCGGAACGTATCGGTTCAAGAAGGACGAGGAAGAGTACATGGCGGCGATCGACTGCCGTCCGGATGGCACGCCGATCGTACTGTCTGACGGCAATCTGCGCGGCGAACGCGTGCCGGCCGGCTTCCTCAAGGTCACTGCCGAGGCGGTGGACCGCTTCATGAAGGCCTATCCCGAGTTGGTCTACGGCGTCTCCTACAATCCGAGCGTCGACCTGTTCAACCATGGCGCGCACAAGGGCGTCTGGTACGGCGAGGACTATGCCTTCTCGCGTCGCTGGCGTGAATGCGGCGGTGAAATCGTCCTCGTTCCCGACCTCGACCTCACGCATCACGGCGATAAGCCCTATCCAGGCAATTTCCACCGCTTCCTCTTGGCCCAGCCAGGCGGCAGCGAATTCAAGGAAGCAGCATGAGCATTCAGGAACAGCCCCGCAAGCCGTGGCCGCGTTGGGCCGTCCACTCGACCGAGGGCCGCCGCGCCCGCTTCGATTGCTGGGGCGACGTGCCGAAGGGTTGGGAACTCGAGGAAGCCCTGCCCGGCGAGAAGGATGTCCGCCGTAAGCCGGCCGATGAAGATATCGCAGACATGCGCGCGAAGTATGTCGAGAAGTTCGGCAAGAAGCCCGGCCCGACATGGGACGCGGACATGCTGCGCGACAAGCTGGCGGAATAGCTCGTGGCGAATCGTCAGCGCTTCGAAGTTTGGGCCGGCGAAGATCGGTTGCTGGTCATGCAAGCGCGCGATTCGTCCAACGCCGTGCGCGACCTGACTGGCCTTGCGCTCTCGTGTCGCGTCGGCATGCCGCCGAACCGCCCATGGCAGCTGTCCGCCGTCTTCAACCCTGTGGCCAGCGTGATCAGCGCGGCTGCCGGCACCTTCACCGCAGCGATCGACGGCGGGGACACCGAGTGCCTGCACGGCGAATACATGCACCAGACGACGGACCAGAACGGCGTAGTGCTCACGGAAGGGCCGCTGATGATCAAGCGAGCGGTGAGTAACTGATGGCCACTCAGACCGCCCGCCAAGTCCTCACGCGCGCGATGCGGCGCATCCGGCAGATCGCTGGCGAGGAGCCGATGTCCGCCGCCGAGCTGGCCGATGGCTTGGTGACGATGAACGGCGCCATGCACGGCTTCGGGCCGAAGGGCATCCACTATTCGCACGTCGACTTGGCGGCCAACGACACCGTCAACATGCCGGACGAGCAGATCGACAACCTCATCTGGATGATCGCTCAGGCGCTGGCACCGGAATACGGCTATGTCTTTGCGACAGCGGATGAGAAGGCGGCTCTGCTCGGTGCTCTCCAGGAGCTGCAGGCGGCCTACCACATCACGCCGCCGGCACCATCGCCCCGTGGCCTGCTGCGCAATCGGCTGGGCCTCTTCTCGATGCAGCGGGGTGAATGATGCCCCGCGCCGCCCTCGCATTCAGCAGCAACTCCCAACGTTCCAGGCCGCTTGACGCTGCGCGCCTGATCAACCTATTCCCAGAGACGCCCCCCTTCGGCTCTCGTGCTCCGGGCCTGCAGACAGGCGCGCTAGCCTCGCCGATGAAAGCCGTCCTGTATGGCACGCCTGGCCTCAAGACGAGCCTCGCGATCCCGCCTACAGCCGAGTCGTGTCGCGCCGCGCGCCAGGCGCTGGGGTACCTATGGGCGCTGTTCGGCTCCTACCTCTATCGCATCGACTCGTCCGGCGCTGTGCTGGGCTGCTCCGGCGACCTGATTTCCGCCGAAGGTTCGGCGATGATGAGCGACAACGGCATCCAGCTCGCCGTGCTGGCCAATGGCGAGACGTTCGTGGTCGGCGCCGCGACCGCCAAGTTCACGTTCCAGGTGACCGGCGGTAGCTACACCACCGGCACGAACACGATCAGCGCGCTCACGGTCGACGGCGTGGCCATCATCGGTGGCGCGGTCGACTGGACGGACAGCAACGCGGGCACCGCGCGTGCTATCGCCAAGGCGGTCAACGACCTGACTTCGAGCCCCGATTACACGGCGACCGTGACCGACGACAAGGTGACCATTGCGGCCGCAACGGCGGGCACGGCATCGAACGGCCTGGCCGTGGCAATTACTGTGGCTGGCGATGTCACAGTCTCGGCAGCGATCGGCACGCTCACCGGTGGCGCTGCGGTATCAACCAATGTGCAGAAGGTCGTTGCAACCGGTTATCCCGTCGAGGGCGCCGACAGCCTCGACTACATGGACGGCTACACGATCTGGAATCGCACCGGGACGAAGCAGTTCTTCCTCTCCGGGCTATACGACACGACGGCGATCGATGCGCTCGATTTCGCCTCCGCCGAGAGCACCCCAGCCACGCTGCTCCGGGTGCTGGTGGCCCAGCGCGAGCTGTGGCTGTTCAAAGCTCAAGGCATCGAAATCTGGACGGACACCGGCGCCTCGCCGTTCCCCTTCGCGCGCATTCCGGGGGCCGTGATCGAACGCGGATGCGCAGCTGGTCTGACGTGTGCAAAGACCGACCTGTCGGTGTTTTGGCTCGGGGACGACCTGATCGTGTACCGCGCGACCGGCTATCAGCCCACCCGCATCAGCACGCACGGCATGGAGGACGAGATTCGGGCCTTCTCGACGGTCACCGACGCCTTCGCCTTTACCTACACGCAGGGCGGCCACGCCTTCTACGTCCTCACGTTCCCGACCGCCGGCCGGACCTATTGTTTCGACGCCGCCACGAACGGCTGGCACGACCGGCAGAGCGGCACGTCTCAGGTCCCGGCGGTATGGAAGGTGGCGAACGTCACCGCCGCCTTCGGCAAGCTCTATGCGGGCTTCACGCTCGGGCGGCTGTGCGAACTCGACATGGACACCTTCGATGAAGCGGGCGAGCCGATCCGGCGCGTCGTGCGCACCGCACCGTTCTACGCAGACGGCAAGCGGGCGATCATGAACGTCGTCGAACTCGAGTGCGAGCTGGGCGTGGGCACGATCAGCGGGCAGGGCGGCGACCCGCAAGTGATGTTGCGCTGGTCAGATGACGGCGGTGCGACGTGGAGCAACGAGCGGTCCGCCAGCATGGGAGAGCGCGGCGTGCGCGGCCGGCGCGTGCTGTTCCGCCGGTTGGGCGCCTTCCGGCAACGCATGCTCGAATTCTCGATCAGCGATCCGGTGAAGCCCGCGCTCTACGGCATTCGCCACGAAACCCAAGCATTGGCGGCATAAGATGTCTGAAGCAGCCTCGATCAACGTCCATGCTTTCCAGCCCTACAACGGTGGGCAAGGCAAGACTGCACCCTCGACAGATAGCAGCGGCGCAACGGCGTGGAAAATCCCTGGCCTCGGCGGTGGCAACGACGACAGCGACCGCAAGCGCGTAATGGTGACGAATGACGGGGATGTCACTGCCTACTTCCGCATGGGGCCGGCGGGTGTGGCGGCCGACACCGATTCGCTGAAGATCCTTCCAGACTGCGCCTATTTGCTCAGGCCGCCGGACACCAATCCGTCTGGTGTCTGGTTTGCGACATGCACGAAGGCCGGCGAAACCACTGAGATCAACGTCGTCTTCGGCTACGGCACATGAAGCTGATGCCCAACCCTTCGGTGCAGCTGGTGGGAGACGACGGCCGACCGTCGTCCTCCTTGCTGGAGATGATCCCGCAGCTCTCGGCAATCGACGTGGTGGCCGATCGGCAGGGGCTGCCGACGCCGCTGTTCCTGACCAAGATGCAGGCCGTCGCAACCAAGCCGCTTCCGAACTCGCGGGCGCCGATCGTCAACGCCGATGGCACGCCGACTCGAATAATGACGGCGCTTTTGATGGGCTTGCCATGAAACTACGCTATCTCTCGGATTCGGCGTCGCATGTCGCGAAGCAATCGAGCGACTTCCCTGCGTGCACTGGAGCCGCGTTCCCTCAAAGCTTTACCGTCAAGCCAGAGCTGGATCGGGTGTGTCTCGCCGGCAATGTGGATGCCGCTGCGCGTCTTGTGCCGGATGACGTACTGGAGATGACCCGGATGGGTCCAAGGCTCGTGCTTGATAAGTCTCATTCTAGCACCCTCAAACTGCTGCGGCTCCCGGCCCCTTCGTCAACCGTCAGGGCGCTTACTGGTGTCCCAGACGGGAAGAGGCTTTCGCCTCCCCGCGGGCTACTCCGAATAGGACTCCCGCTTAGCATGTGCCGCCTGGCAGCATGGGACGCATCATCTTGCGGGGGCGTTGCGCACCATCCCCGCCGCAGCCCGGTGAATGTAGCATGATCCGGCTCGCCGTCCCAGACGATGGACCGGCGATCATGCGCATGGGCGAGGCGTTCTTTCGCGAGTCGGGGCATGCCGAGCGTTTCGCCTTCGACCGTGCTTCCTTCGCGCATACCTGCACCGTCCTCGGCAGGGCTGGTCTGCTCTACGTCGGCGAGAAGGACGGTCAGGTTGTCGGCATGGCCGCATTCGACGTGTCGCCCAGCATTTGCAACCACTCAGTTCTGGTTGCACGTGAAACATTTTGGTATGTTGATCCAGACTACAGGAAGGGTCTCGGCCTCAAACTCCTAGGGGCAATCGAGACCGCGGCCGGTGATTACGGCGCCACGCTCTTTGATGTGGTTGCTGAGCCCGGCCCGCGAAGCAGGCCTCTCGAACATCTGTACGAGAGACGCGGCTTCAATCCTGCGGAGAAGACTTTCCGCAAGGTATTGAAGCCATGCCAATCGGCTCGATTGTCGGCGGCCTGATCGGCCAAGGCGGCGCACAAGCCGCCGGAGCCGCCTACGGTCAAGGCGTCCAGAACGCTGACTTCATCCGTCGCCAGAACGAGGCGAAGCTCTCGCCGTGGTGGCAGGCCGGCTATTCGGCGAACAACCTCATGTCCGAACTCAACGGGCTTGGGCGTTACGTCGACGACGGTCAGGGCTATGGCGGCGTCCGGCTCGACGACAGCAATTGGCAGGGCGACCAGAAGAACGCCTTTGCGCGGTTCCAGACCTCGCCGGACTATCAGTTCCGCTTGAGCCAGGGGCAGACGGCTCTCGACCGCTCGGCCGCCTCCAAGGGCATGCTGCTCAGCGGCGCGCAGACCAAGGCCTCGCAGCAGTTCGGCGGCGACCTTGCCAGCGGCGAGTACAACAACTGGTACAACAAGCTCGCCGGGCAGAGCGGGCAGGGGCTGACGGCGGCCGGTCAGACGGTCGCCAGCAACAGCAACGCGCTGGGGCAGCAGAACGCCGCGCTGGCCGGTCAGGCGTCGAGTTATCAGAACAGCGCCAATGCCTTGGCCAACGGTATCGGCAACGCCAGCAAGAGTCTTGCTAGCATCTATGGTCTGAGTGGCGGCGGAAATCCGTTCAGCTCCGGCGGTGGCATGGGCGCAGCTGGCACCCCCGGATCGCCGTACTACGGCCCCGTGTACTCGGGGTTCTGATGCGCACCCTAGTAGCAGTTCGTCGTATTCCCGAAGGTCGTGCAGCTGATCGGCTGCCGCGGCGGCGTGATCGTCGTCGGCAGGGGCGCGGACTGTTGGAATACTACGGGCGGCCTGGAAGCCATGCGCCGCGAGACGGTGTCCGCGTATCCGCGATTGGCTTCGAACGCAGCTCGTTGGCTCTCGCATTCCTCGGGAGGATGTCCCCTAAGGCAGCCGATGTACATTTCTCGGCTGTAGGTGAGTTCGTCCATCTGCTGAGGCGCGCACGCCCCCGCAAGCAATCCCAGTGCAATGACGGCGAATTTCATATCGGTCTCCTGCCCACGCGGTTGTATCTTAGCAGGGGGGCAGCGTGGTAGATATCCCCCTCCAGTTCCCAGACATCGGCAACGCCCTCGCGACGGGCATGCAGCTGCGCAACGCCAATATCCAGGGCGAGCGCGAGCAAGAGCAGCTGAACATGCTCCGCCGCCGCAGCGCGCTGGGGCCTGACGTGCAGGCCGCCATCACGGGCGATTCGAAGGCGCTCGGCCGCGTGGCTGCCGTCGACCCGGACTACGCCCTGAAGCTCGGGCCGATCATGGAGACGATGGGGGCCAAGGAGCGGACGAAGCTGCAGGCGGGCGCCGACTTCACCTACAAGGCGGCAAACGCCGTCCTGCAGGCCGATCCTGCCGATCGTCCCGCCGTCTACAGACAGATGATTGCGCAAGGCGCGGCCCTTGGGCACGACCTGTCCAAGTTGCCGCAGGAGTATACGCCGCAGCTCGACGGCCAGCTTCGCTCGTGGCGCCAGATGGCGATCCCCGTGCTGGACCAGTGGAAAGTGGAGCAGGACCGGCCACAGCCGATGGTTGGGGGCGGTGGGGCGCCGACTGGCGCTCCCGCACCCGGTGGCGGTGGCGGCCCGTACGGCGGCGCAATCGCCAACATCGAAAGCTCCGGCGCGCCCAACGGCGGCTATGGGGCTGTAGGACCTGCTGCCAATGAGAAGGGCAACCGCGCCTACGGCAAGTATCAGGTGATGGATTTCAACGTCGGCCCGTGGACGCAGGAGATCCTCGGGAAGGCGATGACGCCGCAGGAATTTGCTGCCAGCCCACAAGCGCAAGATGCGGTGTTCGCGGGCAAGTTCGGCCAGTACGTGCGGAAGTATGGCAGCCCTCAGGCTGCAGCTCGAGCGTGGTTCGCGGGCGAAGGCGGGATGAGCAATCCCAATGCCACCGACGTGAACGGAATGTCGGTGGCGAACTACGAGCGCAAGTTCAGCGCTGCCCTGCCGCCTGGTGGCGGCCAAGCCGCGCCCGGTGTGCCGGGTCCTGTCGCCTCACCCGTGCCGTCTCCTCCAGGCTTCACGCCCCCGCCGACTGCGCAAATGCCGGGACCGCCCACGGGCCTCATTCCGCCCGGTCCGCCGCCAGCGCAGATGCCAAACGGCATGCCCCCGCAGATCGCACAGGGCAGCGGCGGCGATGGCAGCGGCAATCCGGTGCCTCCGGTCGACCAGGGCCTGACGCGCGGGCTCAAGCTGCCTCCAGGCGCCCGCATGATGGGCATCAAGGGCGTTCCGGTGGTGAAGGACGGCAACGTGCTGATCGTGCACCCGGACGGCACGCAGGACTGGCTGCCGCTGCCGCCTCGCAAGGAACCGGGACCCCAGCCGCCAGCCGGGCCGTTCGCGGGCAATGCTATGGAGGCGCAATACGCCAACGTCCTCGCGGCTGGCGCGAGCGATCCGGCGGTGCGGTCGACATTCGCTTACGCCCAAGCCTACGCCCATGCGTCGGCGCCACGCACAACCATAGATGAGCAGGGCCGGCCGGTAACGATCCAGCCGAACGTCAGCCATCTGGCACCTCCGACATTCCAGCAGGGCGCGGCACCTCCAGGTGCTGCCGCCGGCCCCGCGCCGCAAGCCGCCGCTGGCGGACCATCGGTGGCCCAGAGCGGACCGCCGAGCGCACCCGTGCCGCCGGCCATCCCGCCGCGCACTCTGCCGGGCGGCCAGACCATCACCGTGGGCGAGGGTGCTCCCAAGGGACCGAGCGCGACAGAAATGGCGAAGCTCCGCGATATGGAAGCTGAAGGCGGTTCGATCATTGAAGCGCTCAATGATTTCAAGAAGGAATACAAGGCGGCTGGCTTGGGCGATCGCGTCAAGTCGGCGTTCGGCGTCACGACATCGCTGAACACGTCCTACAACGTCGCCGCTCTGCTCGCGAAGGGCGAAGCGCTGTTCAACCTCGGTGTCTTGAACGGTCCCGATCTGGACCTCATCCGCCGCACTATCCCGGACCCTTCCACGGTGAAGGCCGGCACCGTGTCGGCTGAGGACATGGAAAAGTCGGTCGACAAGGTTGCAAGCCTGATCAAGACGCGCCTCGACCAGAAGAAGAAGTCGCTCGGCATCGCGTCCACGCCAGCCGCTCCCGGCGGCGACGATCTGCGCAAGAAATACGGGCTTGAGTGATGGCCGATACCGACCGCATCAAGCGCAACCTCTCCAAGATGATCGGCCAAGGCGCGCCTGAGGCCGATCTGAATTCGTACCTGAAGACGGAGGGCTTCAACTCGCCCGACGAATGGCGTTCGGCTGTCACGGCCCCAACGGAAACTGAGGGCCAGCAAGACTACGTGCCGCAGGGCTACACAGGGGGCGAGAAGGCGGCTCGCGTCGTCGGACAGGCCGCGACCGGCTTTAACGATGCCGTCGCCAATACCGTGGGTGCACCGGTGGATGCCGCTGCATGGGCGCTCCGGCAGGCTGGCGTCTCGGCAAACAATCCCGTTGGCGGATCTGCCAGCATCAAGCGCGGCATAGACTATGTCGCTACTCTCCCGGGCCGCGTCGGCGATGCCGTATCGCAAGGTTCATTCGCGCCACTGACCGATGATCGCATGTCGCGCTTCAATGCCATCGGCACAACCGAGAAATTCGCCCATGGCGCGGGTGAAGGTGTTGGCAACGCTCTGTCGATCGCTGTCCCGGCCGCTGCCATTGCCAACACGGCGCGCGCCGGCACTGTGACGCAAGGGGTCGCCAATGCGCTCGCAACACAGCCGGTAACGCAGGCCGTTTCCGGGGCTGTTGGCGGCGGAGTGGGCGAGGCGACCGATAATCCGTGGCTCGGGCTCGCTGCCGGCGCGGCGGTCCCGGTTGCCGCTGCCGCTGCCCGTGGCGTCATCTCGCCCCTGACCCAGCGCCTGACGCCGCAAGAACAACGTCTCGTACAGGTGGCGGACGCAGAGGGAATTCCGCTCACGCCGGGACAGCGCACTGGAAGTAAAGGCGCGCAGGTTGTCGAGAGTGTTTTCGCGAACACGCCCGGCGCTTCTGGCCCGATGCAAAACACCTTGCGCAACCAGCGTGAGCAGTTCAATCGCGCCGCGCTCGAGCGAGCCGGTGTCACGGCGACCGATGCGTCGCCCGACACGATAAACCGAGCGTTCCGCACGGCCGGCCAGACATTCGATGATCTTGCGAATCGCACCACACTGAGCGTCGATCGGCAGTTCGTGAATGACGTGCGGCAGGTTGAAAGCGAATACGGACGCCGGCTGCCGACCGATGTTGCGCCAGTCTTCCAGTCGTACATGAACGACCTTGAGCCGGCGTTGTCGGCCGCAACTACCGGCCAAAACCCACAGATCGCGGGCGATATCTACGCTCGCATCCGGTCCGGTATTGGCCGACGTATCCGGGCGGCATCTGGGCGCCCAGACCTGCAGGAAGCCTTGGGCGGCCTACAGACGGCGCTCGACGATGCTGTGGAGCGCAGCACCTCCGGCCCCTTGCGGCAGGAGTGGCAGGACGCGCGCCGCCAGTACCAGGCTCTGATGACGATCGACAAGGCGATGCGGGGCGGCACGCAGGGCGATCGCGCGGCAGCGAACATTCCATTCAACGCGCTCCGGCAGGCCACGGTGCAAGGTGATCGCGCCGGTTTCTCTCGCGGTCGCGGGCAGATGAACGAGCTTGCCCGCGTGGGCGACTTCATCGCCGATCGCATTCCGAATTCCGGCACGGCGTCGCGGCAGATGGTGCTCAACCCGCTGGAGTGGCCCGGTCTGATCGGCGGTGGAATCGCTTCGCGCGCCTACAATACCGGTGTTGGGCAGCGCTACCTCACAAATCAGCTCGCCGGCCAAACCGACTTCCGAGGCCTATATACCGGCCAACTCGCTCGGCAGGGCCGCGAAGAAATCGAAGGCGGCCAAAATGCACTGAGTCGACGAGGCGGACGGTGATGACCGTGAACATCCACGCCGCCCCAAATCCGACGATCAGGATGCATAGCAACCACGATTGCCCCGTGGGGAGGGGATCTTTCGCCTGCCATCGGTCGAAGGCGAACGCCGCGGCGATCGACACCGCGCACTGCAAATACCGCATGGGGACAGCATAGCATGGCCACGCTCTACAAGCCCATGGACGTGCAGGTAGACGGTGACGGCATCTCTATGGCCGGCGCCAAGCTCTATTTCTACCAGACTGGCACAAGCACGCCGCAGGACACCTATTCGCAATCGGACCTCGACCCGAGCCACGTCAATCCGAACCCCGTGCTGGCCGATGGCGATGGCCTATGGCCGCCGATCTACATGGGATCGACCGACTACAAGGCGATCCTGAAAACGGCTGATGACGTGACGGTGCAGACGATTGATCCAGTGTTGGTCAATCCGCAAGCCACGTCTCTTTCCCTCCAACTCGACGCCGCGTTCGGTTCGACGCAGTTCAGTCTCCTGCAGCGCGGCGCCTCAGTATGGCAGGCCGTGACGCTCAAGGCAGTCCTCGACAACAAGTTCGGCACGACACAGGGCCAAATACTCTACCGCGGGGCGGCGGACTGGGCAGTCCTGGCACCTCCTGCGGCCTCTGCATTGAGCGACCTTCGGATTGCAGGCGCGGCCGCAAATCCGACGTGGACGCGACGCGCGTACCTCTACGCGACCATCGCGGCCGGCGTCGTGACGATCCTCAAGAGCGCGGGCTTGAGCATAGCCAGGACCGGCAATGGCAAGTTCACCGGCACCATCAACCCAGTGATGCCGGACGCCTTCTACCGCATCGCAGCCACGTCATCGGCCACATTGAGCGGTGGTGCGGGGCAGGGCGAGTGGGTGTCGGAAGACACGGCAGCGGGCGCGCGCACGACCTCGACATTCTTCCTCGAGGTTCGCGGCGACAACATCGGCGTGCAGGACCCGGACGCCATCAGCATCGAAGTGTTCGGCTAGGAGAAGACCATGGCACAGCCGGTTGAAATCGCTCTCGGCACCAACGCTGCGGACCCAAATACGGTTGGGGCCGGCGCGGCAATCCCAGTCACGCAGAGGGCATCGGTCGGCGGCGGCATCACATGGGGCGCACCTCAGCCTATCGCCATGACGGGAGTGTCCAAGCCGTTTATTCCCGCCAACGCGGCGCGCAAGGCGGTCATGTACTGGAATCCCGCCGCCAACGCCCCAGCGTCCTACGATCTGTCCGGTGGCGTGGTCACGCTGGCTGGAGGCATCCCTCTGATCCCCGGCGCGGCTCCTACCGTTCTGACCGGCGCCGATTGCCCCGTGACGGCCATTACGGCCATCGGGACCAACACACAGAATCTCTACTACGTCGAGGGGACCTGAACATGGGTATCCAGTTTGGCGCTCCTCCCGTCCTTCGGCGCGCAACGGTATTCACGGCGAGTGGGACCTATACCCCCGTCAGCTCGCTCATCTGGGTAACCGCAGTTGAGGGTGGCTGCGGTGGCGGCGGGGGCGGTGCAACCACCGGTGCCGGCGGCGGCGGTGGCGCGGGCGGCATCGGCATCAAGCAGCAGCCCATGTACGTGACGCCCGGTGTGGCCCTGACGGTCACGGTGGGCGCTGGCGGCGCAGCCGGCGCGATTGCTGGCTTGGGCGGCAATGGCGGCGTCAGCAGCGTCACGGGCGGCGTTGCCGGCGATGTCGTTACCCCTGCGAGCGGTTCGTCCGCCCGAGGCAACAACGGTGGCGCAGCCAACGGCGGCAATGGCGGCACTAGTCAATCCAGCATCGGCCCTGTGGTTGCCGCATCAACCGGAGCAACCGGCGGCGCGGCCGCGGGATCAGCCGGCGGATACATCCAGGCAACTGGCAATTTCTACAGCGGTGGCGCGGGCGGCGCTGGTGCTGGGACTGGCTCAGGCGGTGGCGGCGGTAGCCGTCCCTTCATGAGCGCTAGCGGCGCGGCGCTTTCCGGTGGCGCCAATATCGGCGGCGGCGCCGGCGGTTGTTCGATCATGGGCCTCGGCGGCGTGGGCGGTGCGACGGGCGCCACCGGGATTGCCGCCGCGGCAAACTCGGGCGGCGGCGGCGGCGGCGGGGGCCAGAACAATAC